GCTCCTTGTGTCGCGCTGCGCCGCCGCCGCGATCTTCGCGCCGGCGATCCGCTCGTGGGACTGCGTTTTCGCCAGCTCGGTCTGGGCCTTCAGCTGCGCATTCGCGCTCGGCCGCTGCGGTGGCGGCTGCTGCGCCTGCTCCAGGCGCTGCTCCAGCTCCTGCTCGCTCGGCAGGATCTGCTCCACCGGCATCTCCAGCGCCTTCGCCACCTCCGCCAGCACCGCGCGGCGGCCCTTCAAGCCGATGATCTGCAAGTCCACCGGATTCGCCGTCAGCGCCAGGAACTGCGTGCGCGTCTGCTGCAGGTGCTCCTTCACCAGGATCGCCGCCGCGCCGCGCGCGCTCACCGTGCAGTCGCCCTTGATCGTCTCGTCGGCGTTGTACAGCATCTCGTGCACATAGGCCGCCTCCACCGTGCGCGCGATCACGCCGCGGTCGATGTTCGCCACCGCCCGGCGCAGGCCCTTCGCCGCCGTGCCCAGCAGCATCGACAGGCCCGACGCCGTCGCCGCCGCGCCGCTGGCGTCCTGCACCCCGTTCAGATAGCGCGGGATGCCGGTCAGGTCATCGGCCTTCTGCTCGAACTTCTCCAGGATCGCCAGCAGCTCGTTCGCCCGGCTGTCCGCCTGGTACCACTCGATCGGCTGCGCCGCCGCCTGCGCCCGCGAGCGGTCCAGCTGGATGATCTGCAGCGGCCGCAGCGCCTTCGGATCCTGCCCCGCCGCCAGCTGGCTCATGTCGATGCCCATGATCGGCCCGGAGGCCAGCCCCAGGTTCGCGTTCAGCGCCCGCGCGCAGGCATTCGCCATCGACTGGCAGTCGCGCATCAGCTCGTAGATCGCATTGCCCCAGAACGCCCCCGGCACCGGGTCGTAGCTCGCGTTGAAATACGGCCGCCGCCCCAGCGGATCGTCGTTGATCTCGCAGCGGATCACCTCCGACCCGATCAGCACCGCGTCCACCTCGTAATACGCCAGCGGATCGTCGACCCCGTCCTTCAGCCCGTAGTCGATCAGCACCCGCCCCTCCACGCTGCCCCAGAAGTGCAGCGCGTCCACCAGGTAATCCGGGATCCACACATCGTGCGTCTCCCCCTCCAGCATCCGCCGGCTCGCATCGCTCCACAGCCAGGCCCGCAAGCCTCCGGACTGCTGCTCCGCCAGCACCTTGCGGATCGCCTTCTCGCTGTAGCCCGGCACGCCGATGCAGTCGTACAAGTCGGCCCGCGTCATGCGGATGCGCTCGATGAAGTCCCCGTCCTGGCAGCTTTGCGCCTCCGGCGCCGGATAGCAGTCGAACGGATTCACCGCCGCCCAGGCCAGCTCCGGCGCGCTCACCACGTCCGGCTCTGCCGGCCGCGTCCACGCCAGCCGCTTGCCGCGCCGCAGGAACGGCCCCTTCAGCACCGCCGCCGGATAGGTGCAGAAGTGCTGCACATACTCCGCCAGCGCCGAGTAATACCCGCCCCGCTCCATCCGCTCCTCGATCACATCCTCCATCCGCGCCGCGCGCGCCTTCGCCTCCACCCGCGCCTGCGCGAGCGTTTCATCCTTCAGCCGCTCATGCAGCTGCACCATCGTCTGCGTGAATTGCCCCAGGCTCGCGATGCGCTCGCCGCGCGCCGCCGCCTGTTGCATCTGCTGCCGCGCCATCTGCCCCGCCCGCTCCAGCAGCGGCGCCATCACCTCCGGCGGCAACTCCGGCAAGGGCGAAGGGTCCAGCCCCCAGGGCCGCTCCCCCTCCGGCAGCAGCAACTCCCGCAGCGCCGCCTCCGCCGCGCGCATCTTCGTCGCCGCCAGCGGCAGATAGATCGGCTCCCCCGCATCCGCCGTCCACATCTCCTGAAGCTCCGCCTCGCAATACACCCCGCGCCGCGCCCGCAGGCACGCCAGCAGCCGCTCCTCCACCAGATCCCGCGCCCGCTTGTTGCGCGCCCAGCTGCTGCGGATGTAGCCCGCCAACGCGCTCAGCTCCGCGGCAGGCTGATCCGCCCCCGCTTCCGCGGCCCGCTCATCCTCACCACGCGCGGCTTCCACCTCCTCTCCTGCCGATCGGGACCAGGCGTCGCCCATGGCACTGCCCTCCCGATCTCCGCCGCGCCTCTTCTTCCTCCCCCGGTAAGCCGCCGCCGCCACATTCTCCTGCGGCGGCGCAAGACCCGCGATCACATCGCCCGGCCCGCTCATCGCAGGTCCGCCCCGAACGGCAGCACCAGCGGCGAAGCCCGCCGCACCTGGAACGCCAGCGCCGGATCCGCCGGATCGCGCACCACATCCCAGGCCGATTTCAGCAGCCGCTGCAGCTCCGGCCCGATCGGCACCCGCCCCCGCTGCAGCGCCACCATCGCCGCCGCCAAAGTCGTGCGCAACGTCGCCGCTTCCTGATCGCTCAGCTTCTTCATCGAATTCACCTCGGCCGTATTGCGTGGTGGCGCCGGAAGAACAGCCGTCGGCGCCACCCTCTCAATCCCGTACTCAACCCGCCCCAATAACGTCGTCATTCCAGCGAAAGCGGGAATCCAGCGCAGCCCGGGTGCCGTGCCGCACGACCCCGTCATGCCCGCGCAGGCGGGCATCCATTTTTGCTTCCCTTGATGCAACGTCACCGTTCGTCCCGAGTAGCCCTGCTGCGCAGGGCGTATCGAGGGAGTGAGAAGACAAAACCTCGGTCTACCCGCCGGGCCGCCTCAACACCAACCGCGCATGCAGCCAGAACCACAGCACCGGCAAGCTCGCCACCGCCCACAGAATCAGGAAATTGACGGCCAGGAAGAAGGCAACATGTCCCAGCTGCAAAACCCCGCCTTCAGCCACAAATTCTTCCTGCGGATTGTGCAGAACTGCCAAGTGCAGCAGGCCACAGCTCCCCACCAGGGCCAGGCCCGCGGTCATCAGCAGCAGCCATTTCATCGCTGCTCCCCGTTCATCCAAGGCTGTTCATCGTAGATCGCGGAAACACGCGCGCCGTAGTCATTCACCTTGTTGGCGTGCAGGTCGTTGTATACGGTCGCTATCTGAGCCACCGATGCATCCTTGGGCATGTTCGCCACAATTCTCGATAGAAGATTGGCGCCAGCGCGGATATTCACCTCCGCATAGCGCAGTTCGTGCCGGGTGCCAAAGGTATCACCCCAGTATTTGGTATTGATGTTCATCGGCCGTATCGAGCTATTCCGGTCGAACCAGCGGAACGGCTCATCGTAATACCCGTGGGTTTCCTCCATATGCATGATCGATCGCAGCAGCCGCGGATCGACGTTGTAAATCCTCGCGGCCTCGTCCAACTGCTCGGCGTAACCCGCGACAGTCGAAAGCTTCGTGGCCTCGTAGTCGGGGCGCTTGCCATTCGCCTGCCCGTTCTCGGCCACATGGAACAAGCAGCCGCCGTTGTTCAAAATGCAGTCGCGTCTCGACCGAAACCCACCACGTGGAAACGCATCCTGACAATCCGGAACCCGCAGCATTGAGCCCGCCGCCGGGCGTGGTTGGCGAAGGCGGATCAAGGCCAAGCCCCTGCGATGGGAATACGAATGTATAGTCGGGCCGATCGTCGCCCTCGGCGGCATCGCGGTTAAAGGCTGGCCCCCGAGCGTCTGCCGTGCCTTTACCAACGGAACGAATATCACCATCAGCGGAATACTCGCCGAATTCCGGGTATTCCTGCCGGGCCCCGAATCCTGCTGTTCGAGCCATTGGCCCTCCTCGAATCTGTCTCCCCGTAAGTGGGCTTATGCTGTCACCCCGGCGTGCAATACGGACGCCCGAGCTGTGCAAGTGCTGTGCAGCTATTGTTTCGTCCCCCCGTTCGTCCCGAGTAGATCCAAAGGATCGTATCGAGGGAGGGCGCAGGCATAAGCAGCGTATGTACAATGAAACCATGCGCAAGCACTATGACTTCAGCAAAGCCCGCCGCGCCAAGGATGTGCCGGCCCTGGCCAGGCTACAGGCCGAAGCCGCGGAACCCACCACCTTCGAGGTGCTGGACCATTTCGAAATCGCCGGCCGCGGCGTCGTGATCTTCGGCCGCATCCTGAGCGGCGTGTTCCGCGTCGGCTTCATCGTATCCCCTACCTCCACCTCTCCCTCCTAACCTCCCGCGCCGCCACCCGCTGCACCACCGCCTGCATCCCCTCGCAGGTGATGCCGGTGCGGAACGCATCCGCCGGATGCGAGGCCCAGTCGTGCAGCGGCTGGTCGCGGTACACGCCCAGCGCGTCGTTCCACTCCTTGCGGTAATGCTCCAGGCCGCGGATGCCCTCGGCGCACTGCGCCTCGTCGAACACCACCCGCGGCAGCGCCGCGCGCACCGCCTCGATGCCGTCGGCCAGCGGCAGCATCGGCGCCACGTCGAAGTGGATGCCCAGGCCCGCCGCCGTCTCCTGGCGGCTCTTGCCCGTGTTCAGCTCGCGCACCTTGATGTCGTGCGGCGCGATATGGCGGCCGTAGACGATGCCGTGCTGGCGCCGCCACTCGTCCAGATACGCGGCGTAATGCGGCAAGCCCTCGCCGCTGTTCTTGTAGCAGTGCACCGCGCGCAGCTCGTACCCGTTCCGCTGGATAAACCACAAAAACGTTTCGTCGTTGATCCCAAGATCCCAGAACGTGTCCACCAGCAGCGCGCGGTCCACCGGCACCGCCGTCACCCGCCCCTCCTGCCAGGCCTCCAGCATCTGCGAGCCGTAATACGCCCCCTCGGTCGAGGCCTTGAACGCCTCCTCCGGCGTGCTCGGATACTCGGCGTAAATGTCGTCGCCCAGTTCGCGGTGCTTGTGGCACCACCACTGCCGCTGCTCCGGCGTCAGCGCCTGCTCCAGGCCCGCTGAAAGCCGGTCCAGGTAATCGCGCTCCTTCGGATACTCCAGCGGCGTCGCCACCGTCAGCGCATACTCGGCATGGCGGAACCACGGCAGGAAGGTGAAGCGCCAGCCGTTGCCGCGCTGCGCCGCCTGGCACAGCTCGAAGAAATGCCCGGCCCGCCCCTTCGCCGTCGACTCCACCACGATGATCCCGTCCGCCGGCACCGCCTGGAACGCGCCGGTCTTGATCTCGTCCGC